TGGCCGGAAAGCTAGGTAAAAAATGAGTGATGAAGAACAGGCTGTAGCGGAGATCAGCCCCGCGCCGGAACAGGAAGCCACGGCGGCACCTGAATCTGTTGAGACGACGCCGGAGGAACAACAGTCTACAAAATCGTTCTCTCAAGAAGAGTTGGACGCGATTGTCAGCAAGCGCCTTGCAAGAGAACAGCGCAAATGGGAAAGAGAGCAGGCCCAGCGGCTTGCGGAGCAGCAGGCTAGACAGCCGGCCGCACCTCCACCTGCGCCGGACGATTTTGAGAACGCCCAAGTCTATGCGGAAGCATTGGCCAACCAGCGCGCTCAAGAGCTACTGGCACAGCGAGAGGCCGCACAGCAGCAGGCGGCGATCTTGGAGTCATACCGCGACCGTGAAGAGGAAGCGCGGGATAGATACGAGGACTTTGAACAAGTCGCGTATAATCCTAGCCTCCCCGTCACGGACGTAATGGCTCAAGCCATCCAGGCTTCCGACATTGGCCCCGAAGTCATTTATTGGCTCGGCTCCAATCCAAAGGAAGCCGGACGCATAGCCCGTCTGCCGCCTGTCTTGCAGGCGAAGGAAATCGGTAAGATCGAGATGAATCTCACCTCGAATCCGCCGACTAAGCGCACATCGTCAGCGCCCGCACCGCTTGCTCCTGTCACGGCTACCCGATCAAACTCAGGCCCGCGGTATGACACGACTGACCCCCGGTCATTAAAGTCAATGTCAACGTCGGATTGGATAGAAGCGGAACGTCAGCGGCAGATCAAGAAGTGGGAAGCGCAAAACCGGAGATAAAGGATGTCTAACTCACTTCTTACTATTGATATGATTACTCGCAAGGCTCTTGAGATCCTTGAGAATAATCTTGTCCTGACCCGCACCGTCAACCGTCAGTATGACGACTCTTTCGCCGTCGAAGGCGCTAAGATCGGCTCGACCCTGCGCATCCGTCTGCCCGACCGCGCTCTGGTCACGGACGGCGCTGCCCTTCAGGTGCAGGACGACAACGAACAGTACACGACCCTGACCGTTTCGTCGCAGAAGCACATCGGCGTCAACTTCACGACCGCCGAACTGACGATGCAGTTGGACGACTTCGCGGAACGTGTGCTGAAGCCGCGTATTTCGCAGCTCGCGTCCTCCATCGACGCCGACGTTGCGAACTCGTTCAAATACATCGGCAACTCGGTCGGCACGCCCGGCACGACCCCGGCCTCTTCGCTCGTTCTGTTGCAGGCGCAGCAGAAGCTGAACGAGAACGCCGCTGTCATGTCGCCGCGCTATGCGACGGTCAATCCGGCTGCTAACGCCGCGCTGATCGAAGGCATGAAAGGCCTGTTCAACCCGGTCTCGGCCATCAGCAAGCAGTTCAAGAACGGCATGTTCGGCGAAGGCATTCTCGGCTATGACGAGCTGAATATGTCGCAGTCGATCAAGCAGTTCACGACCGGCTCGCGCACGGGCACCGTGACGGTCAGCACCTCGGTCACGACCGAAGGCTCGACCACCCTCGTGCTGACGGGCCTCGGCTCGACGGTCATCAAGGCTGGCGACGTGTTCACGGTTGCCGACTGTTATGCCGTTAACCCGCAGACCCGTGAGTCGACTGGTTCGCTGTATCAGTTCGTTGCTCTGGCTGACGTTACGGCGTCGACCACCGCTTCGGTCACTGTCCCGGCGATGTATTCGGCCACGCAGGCTCTTGCCACGGTCGACGCTCTGCCGGTCGCTTCTGCGGCTGTCACGTTCCTCGGCGCTGCCTCGACGCAGTATCCGCAGAACCTGATCTACCACAAGGACGCTATCGCGTTCGCCACCGCCGACCTTCTGCTCCCGCAGGGTGTCGACATGGCTTCGCGCCAGGTTCACAACGGTATCTCGCTCCGCGTTGTCCGTCAGTATGACATCAACAACGACCGACTGCCCTGCCGTATTGACGTTCTGTATGGCTACAGCGTCATTCGTCCGCAGATGGCGGTTCGCCTTTGGGGCTAATAGAGGGGGCTTCGGCCCCTTCTTTCTCTCAAATTAAGGAGCATTAGATCATGGCTATCACTACTCAGGGCGCTTCCTACCCGCTTGAATCGTTCGGCCCCACGCCGCCGATCTCTCAGGGCACGGGCGGCTATCAGTTCTCGGCGGGCGTTCGCGGCGAGCCGCTTATGCGCGCTCAGGCTGCGTCTGCCGATCTGACCGGCGCGACCGTTACGATTACGGCGGCTAATCTGTCGACCGGCATCGTCACGATTGATTCCGGCGGCACGGATGCGGGCACCTACACGTTCCCGACGGGCGCGTTGATCGACGCCGCTTTCCCCAGCGTCGCCGTCAATACTAGCTTCGACGTTAGCTTCATCAATATCGGCGACAACGCCGCTAATGATGTGACGTTCGGCGCTGGCACCGGCAACACCATCGTCGGCAGCGCGGTTCTGATCGACGGCGCGACGACGACCAACCCGTCTTCGGCCATCTTCCGTTTCCGCAAGACGGGCACGGCGGCTTACACGATCTATCGCATCGCTTAACACTAGGAGAAGGCAATGCCTAACACTAAACCTGTTGGCGTCGCCTTCTCTGATCCCGAACTCGTGAGTGGCACAACCATCACGGGTGCGACGATCAGCGGAAGCACGCTCACCACTGCTACTGTCTCTGGCACGTTCACGTCGACGGCTACGACGGGCGCTGTTGTCGCTAACGCGACGGCCGGCCTGTATTTCCTGACGACGGCGATCACCGCCAATTCGACCACGACGACCGCTCCGGTCGGCTCGCTGGCGACCACGACCAATGCTACCGGCACGGGCAAGCTGTTCATTTCGGACGGCACCAAATGGCAGTATCCGGTCGTCGCGTAATCTAATCCTACAGGCGGCCTATGGGCCGCCTGGCCCTTCCCATAGGTGTAAAATGGCCCTCATTTATTTGCGTCATGACGTGCATGGCGTTAAGATCGCTACGCTGGAATTAGAAGCGGAAGCCGACATAGAGAACGGCTGGGAAAGGTTCGATCCTGATGACGACGGCGGGCGAGCAGATCAACGGAGCCTTGAGGCTTCTGGGGGTTCTGGCAGAAGGCGAAACGCCCTCGGCGGAAACGTCTCAAGACGCGTTGACCGCGCTGAATCAAATGATCGACTCGTGGAACACGGAGCGTCTAGCGGTCTTTTCAACTCAGGATCAGGTTTTCCTGTGGCCGCCAAGTCAGCTTAATCGGTCGCTTGGCCCGACCGGCGACTTTGTTGGCAACCGACCTGTTCTGTTAGACGACGCGACTTACTTTCGCGACCCGCAGACCAATGTGTCCTACGGCATCAAGCTGATCAATCAGCAGCAGTATGACGGCATTGCGGTCAAAACGGTTACGTCTACCTATCCGCAGGTCATGTTCGTCAACAATACTTACCCGAACATTGAAATGTATATCTACCCGGTGCCGTTGCGGTTGCTGGAATGGCATTTCATTTCGGTCGAGGAACTAACGCGCCCGGCGCAGTTGGCGACGCAACTTACGTTCCCGCCGGGCTATCTGCGGGCGTTCCGTTACAATCTGGCGTGTGAAATGGCCCCGGAGTTTGGTGTCGAGCCCTCCGCGCAGGTGCAGCGCATCGCCATGTATAGCAAGCGCAACCTGAAGCGCATCAATAACCCGGATGACATCATGGCGCTGCCTTACAGCATCGTCGGCACGCGCCAGCGCTATAATATCTACGCCGGAAACTACTGATTTTAAAGGGTATTTTTGGCATGAAGTCTTCGTTTAGTCAAGATATACGCTTCATGCGCTTCTTCGGGAGTCTTAAAAGACCCCAAATGCGTGATGACGCCGTTTGTGCATATCCTTGCGATAAATCCGTGTTTTCTTTCACTAACCCCCAAAAGTTTCATTTTATTTCTTTTTTGCGCCGTTGTCTGATGTTGTATATTTTCGGCCGTCGTAACGTCGCGCAAATTTTTTATCCTATTATCGCTGCGTTGACCGTTTATATGGTCGATATCGTTAACGGGCCAAGTTTTATAAACATAAAACCACGCAAGCCGATGCGCTCGGTAACGAAAACCATTAAGTCTTACTATTACATACCCTTGATCGTTTATAGTGCCCGCACCACTGCCTATGACTATTCGGCGATTATTTTTAACTTTCCACAGCAAATCGCCGGTTTCTGGAATATAATCCAAAAGCGATGTAAGTTCTTCGTGTGTTATCATGTTGAACTCCTTGTGGAGCTTTCATACGCAAATATAAATTTGCAGTCAAGGATGAAAGCACCGTGAAAAGTCCAATTCTCGGCTCGTCTTATGTTCTGCGTAGCCCCAATGCGGCGGATAGCCGCATGGTTAATCTATACCCTGAAGTCATCCCCGAAGGCGGCAAAGAGGCGGCGTGGCTACAGCGTGCGCCAGGATTGCGCGCGCTAACACAGCTTCCGACCGGCCCCGTGCGCGGGCTGTGGCAGTATGGCAATTACGGCTATGCCGTCGCGGGCAGTCGGTTATATCAGATCAATAGCGATTGGACGTATATTGA